GCGCGCAATGTCCTTTAGCTGAGCTCGCGCCCGATCGGCCTCCTCTTTGACCGCGGCCGGGACCGTCGTCCGATAAAGCGCTTCACGGGCGAGCGAGCCGACAATCCCCTTTATGAGGCGGGTCGGCTCAGTTAGCGGGACCGCGTAGCGCTTGGAGATATAGCCGTCGACGACGTCGATTGCGTCGCTGAGCGCCTCCTCGAGCTTTGCCGTATCGACCGATCCGAGCCGGTCCTCGTCCGTGAGTCGAACCGTCTCGGCCTCACCGAACTTCGCGATATATTCGGACGTCGTGAGATACATTGCCGAGGCTCCCATAGAAAAGGCCGCCTCGCCATATAGACGAGGCGGCCCCCCCTGTCAGCACATTGCGCGGTTACTCGTTCGCAGCCCCCGCGGCGGCCTTGAGCCGGCTTGCCATGACAGCAACGGCAATGTCGATTTTCGTCGCGCTCGACTTGACCTCGACTCCTTCCGCCTGGGCAATGTCGAGCAAAGCCGTTTTCGTGACGAGCTTGTCGTCGGCGTCGGCCGCCGCGTCGGGATTGACGAGGTCGCTCGGGATATTGCCGGCCGCGAAAGCCTCGGCCGCCGCATTGGCGAAAGCATCGCCGCCGGCGTCGACCGCTGCCTCGCTGCTTTTCGCGTCGAGGACGAGCTTGTCGAAATGCTCCTCGCTGATTTCCTCGAGGCGACCGATCTGGACGAGGAACGTCCCGGTCGGCGCGTCGAGGCCCGTAACCGGCTCGCCCAAGCGGTAAAACTTGCCGTCGATTTCGTCGCCGTCAAAGAGGGTGGCGAAACGACGCAAGCGAGCCTTTTTCTCGACCTTTTCCATGATGCCCCCTTAGCCCAGGACGTTGCGGAAAAGGTAGCCACCGAACGGCGCGACGACCTTTTCGAGGAGCGACTTGCCCGAGCGAACCCGGACGCCACCCCAAAGGCCCATGTTCGGGTCAGGAACTTCGCCCGAGACCTCGTCGCCCCATTGGAACGTAAGTGCGAAGGCCGGGACGTCGACGTCGTTGACCATTCCGTCGCCCTCGACCTGGGGAACGTGCAGCAACGCGCAATGGTCGCCCCAAATGGGGCCGGTCGTGACGGCCTGCCCGCGCTTGGAGGTCTGCTTGAGCGTGTTGCCGACAATGATCCGGTCGACGTTGAGCGCCTGGGCGATTTCCTCGTCGCTCAGCGCCTTGCCCTTGGCGAACTCGCCGCCGAGCTTTGCGCCCAGGAGCGGGTGAGTCCGCAGGACGCGGCGAACATTGCGGCTCATCACTGCCACATTCGGCGGGAGGAGCATCCCATCGCCGGCCGCTTCGCAGATTGCGCCGACGTCGACCGCGGCGCCCGACCAGGGAGCCCCGACCTCGTCCTCGGTCTGAGAGCCGTAATTTGCCGCAGTCTGAATCAGCGAGGCGACGCGAATTTCGCGGGCAAGCTGATTCTTGTCGACGACCGAGCGAATCGCGCGAGCCTTGACGTTGAAAGGCAAGTTTTGCGCCGTTGCTGCCATTTCGTCGCGGTATGGAACCGGCGACGCGAGACCGTAGTCGATAACCGACCCCGTTGCCTCGCCGGCCTTGCTGTAAACCTCATTGAGGCGGCCCAGGCGGTCGACCTGATTGTCGATCGCGTTGAAAACGTCCTCGAGGTCGAACGACGGATATTTGAATTCAGGCGTATCGACCCGGACGAGCGGGGCAACCTGATCGGCGATGTAACCCCGTGCCAGAGCGTTGACGCCGGAATAATTGACGGCAATCGCGACGAGGGCGGGATTGATTGCGAAAGGTGCGCGAGACATAGCGGCGAATTCCCCCTGTTAGCCCTGCATGATGAAGGGCGAAATGATGACAGTGCCAATGTCGCCGACGACGCCCGAGACCTCGGCGAAGCCGATGCAATAGACGTTCGCGCCGGCGGCCGGCGCTGCGGCGACGGCGCGGCCCTGGGCGTCGGCCGTGAGCGGCTGGCCGCGCGTCACGTTGCCGCCGAAAACGACGTCCTCGATATTGCCGTTCATGGCAACCGAGGCCCGGTCGCCGCTGTCGACGTCGAGCTCAGACTGAACGCCAATGAGGGCGGCCGTTCCATCGGTTGCCGTCGTGACGGTCCCGTCCGCGGCGCCGAACTTGACGATTCGACGGGCGGAAATGTTGGCGGCGGCGGTGTAGCCCTTCTGCAAAAATCCGGTAGTTCGGCCCATTTCCTTAGCCCTCCTTGCTTACGCGTTCGATCGCGGCCTCGAACGTGAGGCCGGGTTCACTCTTGACCAGCTCGTTCGCGCGAGCCGTGAGCGCCGCCGCCTTGCCGATCGGCGTATCGTCGGCGCTGAATTCGCTCGATTCCGGCGAGACGCGACCGGACGGGGCGCCGACGTTCGGGCCAGCCTGAAAAATGGCGACCAGCTTGTCGGCGGCCGTCCCCTTGTCGTCGGCGCTGAATTCGAGCTCCTCGTCGCTCAAGGCGCCGAAAATCAGCTCGAGGGCGCCGGCTTGGGCAGGCAGGACCTTGCCAGCGCCGACCAGCATTGCGACGCGAGACTTTGCCGAGGCCTTGCGGTGGGCCGCCTTGCGGGCGTTGAATTCGTCGCGTTCGGCCTCGAAATTGGCCCGATCGGTGTCGAGCTGCTGGCGCTCGGTCGTGACGTCGTTCTTGTCGTTCGGGTCCATATTCCCCGGCTCCTCTTGCAAATGGCGGACGGGTGTCCCCGGCGCCTCGAAAATCACTGCCTCGGCCGGCTCGCCGACAACCTCGAACCCGTCGCCCTCGGCGTCGAAATCAAAGGCCGACTTGAGCGGCGACATTCCCGGAATGCCAGGAGCCGAACCGCCCAAGAATCCCAGATGTCGCGGTGCGAGCTTTCCCGGCGTCGGGTTCGATTCGTGGTCGGGCGAGAAGAAGGCCATTGACCGATTGATAAGCTCGCGGTTGCGGACCTTCTCTACAAGGTCGGCCGAGACGTCGCGCAACCGGGCAAAAAGGCTCCGTCCCTCAACGCGAAAACCGGCAATCGTCCCCTGCGCAGGGCTGTCGCTTTTCGGGTGTCCAATCACGGCCGGAACGGGATTTGCCTCGGCGTCATAGCTCGACGCGAGCTCGGCAATATCCGCAGTTGTGATGCCGCGACTTGCGCGGTCGTCGGCCCGAAAGACCTCGATTTCGATTTCGTCCATAGCCGGCAAACTAGATGCGGCCCGTTTCTCGGGCAATGCTGAAAATTCTAGCGCTGAGCTATCGCAATGCGCGCTTGCGCTGTTAGCGCGTTTCGCGTAACCCATGATTCGTCAAGACGATGGAGGGGCTGTTGCGATATTTGTCTGTCTGTTCTGGAATAGAGGCCGCGTCAGTTGCCTGGGAGCCTTTCGGCTGGCAATGCGCCGGCCTGTCTGAAATCGAGAAATTTCCCCGCGCCGTGCTAGAACATCGCTTGCTCGCCTCTCCCATGCTTGAGCTCGGCCTTGACGAGCTCGCGGCCCTGCGTCACTTGCAACAACGCGACGAGCTCAGCCGTCGCCAGTATTCGCGCCGACTGAGCTCAGGCGGTGCGAGCCCAGGCCTGAGGAGTCTTGACGGTCCCGCCTCAGGCCCGGGCACCCCTTCCGAGGCCGCGTCGTGAGCCGCGTTCGCCGCGCTGCATTTGCGCTCATTTATGCGGCCGTGATTGTCGTCGTCGGCGTTTGGCTTGGCGAGAACTCTCGCCGAGCGAAGGCAATCGACACAATCGAGAATTGTCGCGAGGCAACCTCGCTAAGGCTATCTGGCCAAGCAATCGAAGTTTCGCCGGTTGAGCAAACCGAGCGCTGCAAAGCGTATCGGCAAGGCGCTCTCGATGCGCTCGACGGCAAGATTCTTCCCCTCAGCCATGATTGAGTTTGTCGTCTCGTCTCACGCGCTCCTTGAAGGCGTTCGGCTCTCTCGCTTGGGCAGTTATGGCAACGTGCCATTTGCCAGCGAGGAAGAGGCCCGAGCTCAGGCCAAGCTCGAGGCGCGCGGCGCCCCCCATGTCGTGCGGGTCGAGCATTATCCCGGGCCGTTCAAAGTGAAAGGAGTCCTCGCGCCATGAGAAATTTTGCTCTCGCTCTCGTCGCCCTTCTCGCCCTTCTCATTGCCGACCGGGTCGCGGCCGGGTTCGCGCAATGCGGAGCGGCCGGCTCTTGCCCGATCGCCGCGCCAGCAACGGAAACCGAGCAATGAGTGATGCGAGAAACGACATGGGGGCGCGCCGCGCGCCGATCGGTAAGCCGTGCTGTCCCGGCTCGGCCGATCGGCGTATCGACCAAGTCACCCTGCCCCGGTCGCCGCGGTTCAATTTCGCTGCCTGAGCATCTGCGACCATGCTCAGGTTGTGAGGGGGGCGGTCCGGCAACGGGCCGCCCTTTCCCGTTCTAGGCCGCAATCCCAAATATGCGATTGAGAACCGTCGCGAGCTCGTCGAGCCCTTGCTCGAGCAAGGTTTGTTGCAGGAGCGCGTTTCCAGTGATTCGAGCCGTCGTCATATCGAGCGCCGGTTGCCCAGGAATGCGGGCCTCGTTCGCTATGCCGGCGACCTGAGCGAGCTGAGCGTCAAAGCTCCCCGGTGATGCGAAAACAGGGTCGCCGAGCCGCGCCTCGCGCTCCCTCAGCTCGTCATCGCCCGTCACTCCCCCGGGCCAGCGCAAGAGCTGAGAGCGGCTCATCTGGATAACAGAGCATCGGCAACGGAAACCGAGCGGGACAAACCAGCGAGACCAAAAGGGATGAGAAACGGGCAGGATAAGGCCGTCAAACGCCCTATGATCGCTCGTCGACTTGGCGCGCGTCGACTTGGGGGGGTGGCGGACCCGCTCGTCGCGCGCCGTGACGCCCCTCAGATAGGGGAAAACGTGAGCAGTCCGCTTGATACGCGCCCAACGGCCGGCGCCGCGCGCGACCCGCAAATTCGTATCGTAAATCAGCTCTAGCCGCTTTGCCGCCTGCCCAGGCGATGCAATCCAGCCGCGCCCCCTCAGGAACGGAATAAGGCGCGCGGCGAATTCCTCGGCAGTCTCGCCATTGGCAAATGACATCGTGAGTGCGTCATAAATCTCACGAATGACAGAATAACCGGCCGTCTGAGCCACCGCAAACGAGCGCGTATATTCTTGAGCCGAGAGCTCGCGCCAATTGCCTATTGCGCGAGGCTCCCGGTCGGCAATCCATGCCAAGAGCTCAGGGAAGCCGATTTGCGTCGGGTCGACCGCCCGGGCGTCGAACGTGAGGAGCCGAGCGCGACCGGCGTTGAAAACCGGGATAATCGGACCGAGGCTAGACATTCGTCGCTCCTTTTCGCTTCCGCCTTGCCCTGAGCTTGTCCCGACGACGCCGAGCTCTCTCAAGTTTTGCAACCTCGCCAGGACTCAAGATAGGTTTTCCCGGCGGGTCGAACGGCGAGTTAGCATTGAGCTCGTCGACCCAGCCGGCATCAATTGCCGAGAGGAGGCCAGCCGTTCCCCCTCGGACCTTCACCTATCGCTCGACGCCTGCCTCGCTAGCCATACGCTCGAAAACGAGCGGGAGACCAGCGAGGGCGGCCATTTTCTCAGCCGAGAGACTCTCGAACGCGTTGAGAAGCGCGAGCCGCGCCGCCTCGGGAGACGAGACGCCCTCGAGGCCGGCCCGAATAGCGGCGCCGAACTCGAGGAAAAGCGGGTTTGTCTCGTCGGCAAGCGTCCGAGCGAGGGCGGCGATTGCATCCTCATCACCGGCGGCGAATTCGACGAGCTCAATGCCGGGAAGCGGGTCGACGTCGAGCGCCTCAAACATTTCCGGGCCAAACTCGAGCGGGCCGACGTAAGGCTCAATCCCTTCGAGGTCGAGCTCGCCGTCCGGGTCGTATGCAATCGTTACGTGAGGCAGATATTCGGCGTAGTCATGCGAGGCGCCAGCTTCAATCTTGCGGCGGTGGCTATATTCCAAATCATCGCTGGCGAAGCGCAGCACGATCGCGCCTTCCTCGCCCAGCCGCTCGACCTTGCGGGCGCCGCCGGCGCTAACCATCAATTCTGAGTTATAGGCCCAGCCATCTGACAGCGCAAACCAGTCAACCGGCTGTCTGGAATACAAAACTGTAACATGCAGCTCGCTCGCCGGCTCGAGGTTCTTGAGGCCAGCGCCTCGCGCCCATTTCAGGAGCTCAGCGCTGTTCTTGAGGGACCGATAGACATAAAGCGGTGCAACGTCCTGGGCCGCGAACTGAGCGCGCCGACCGGCAAGATTTTTGCCCTCGTCGCCATTGGCCGGATGGGCCGCGCCGGGGGTAATGGCCGCACCGATCGGCGGGACGTCCGACGCCGCGATCGGTGCGAGCTCATAGCCTGGGCCGTAAGTTTCCTCGACGCTCTCGGCCGTCCGCTTGATTCCGATGCCGTCGAGCTTGACGTCCCGCTCGGCCGTCGAATTGACGTCCTCGCCGTCCTCGAGGACCCGATAAACGCGAGGCGGCGCGACGTCGTCGCCGAAATTCCAGCGGGTGAGCCAAACGGGAAAGGTCGCGTTGAAACTCTCGCAAGCGAGGTCGGAGTCGGCCTTGACGATTTCCGCTTTGACGTCGGCGTGAACCGTTGCCTGGGCGCCGCCGATGCCCTGGGCCGTCGCTTTCGAGGTCCCCGGCTGTCCGAGGATAATCCTCATCAAGGCCTCGTTTTGCTCGGTTACGAACTCGCCATATCCCGAGGACCCGGAGCTCGAGCGCTGAGTCTCCATTATCTTGACGTTCGCGAGGCTCTCGGCCGGAATGCGAACCGCCCTGTCGCGACCGATCGCGACCAGCGCCTTGAGAAACGATTCCTTGTCGCCGTCCGACCAGCCCGTCCCCTCTTGCCCGACAACCGTCGGCTGTCCGAGCTTCTCGAGATAGAGCGCCCAAAACTGCAGGACGTTGCGCTTGAACCAAATAGGCCAATAGCACCAATGCGCGAGGCCCAGGCCATAGAAAGCGAAATCGTGAGAGCCGCCGGTCCGCATGACCCAAAACTTATTTGCGGGAATGTCGACCGCGCCGAACCCGCTCGAGGCCCGGAACTTGAGCGCGCCCTCACCATTGAAGCCGAATAGAGCCCGGTCCGGGACGACGACGTCGGCAAGGCGCCATTTCCCATCTGGTCCGACCTCATAAAGTCCCTCGGCGACCGAGTAGCCATACCATGACGCGAACAGCATGAGGTTTGTTATGCGGTCGAATTGGATTGCCTTTAGCTGAGCGCGCAAATGATCGGCGGCCTCGACCGAGCGCGGGTCATCCGCGTCGCCCGGTTCAACCTCCCAAGGCCGCGAAATCACGGCGAGACGGCGCTGTTGAAAATTCGACATTGCGACGTCGTCGTCGAGGAGCTCGTCGAACAACTTGAGGCCGTTGCCGCTTTTCCAGAGAACCGGGTCCGGGTTTTCAATGAGCGAGCCGAGCCATGAGACCGGGACGGCCCAACTCTCGCCGGAACGAGAAACCAGGACACCAGCCTCGGGAGGCGTCGTTTCGTCCTCAGGCGTGACGCCCTTGTTCGGGCCGAGCCACGCGAAAGCCTGGGCGATTCGTGTCGTCATTCCCGCCATTATCGAAAGCCTCCGAACCCTGTCCCGGCAAATCCGCCGGCGCCGTTCCTATCGCCGAAATTGTAGCGCGAGTCACGTTCGGCCGCGCCGTCCATTTGCCGACTGTCCGAGCTCTCGAATGAGAACCCGCCCGAGACGGCGCCGGCAAGCTCATTGAACGCGTCGGCCGCCGCGTCGACTTGGTCGTCGTTCCTGCCCCCAGGGAAGGCGCAAAGCTCGTCGAGAAAGGCCTCGTTCCAATCGCCTGCGACGAGGTAAACGTGACCGAATTCGCATTGAATTGAGAGCGGCTCGGCTCGAACCTCTTTCGCGCCGGTCGGCCGCTCGCCCTTCACCCGATAGCCGGCGAGGAATTCGACGTCGCGCTCGAATTGGTCAACGCCGGCCTGTCCAGGCTCGATCGGCAACCGGATAACGGTCCCGGCCGGGTCGACCTCGGCACAAGATTTGATGAGTCGGCGGATTTTCCCGGGCGTGTCCCGCTCTCGCCTGAGCGTCTCGACGTAGTAGTCCGGTCCTTTGCGGCTCATTCGCAGGCCGACCGAATAGTCGGGAACCTTCCCCGGCTCCTCTTTCGTTGCCGCCCTATCCCATGCCCGGACAAAGGTCCGGCCGGCCGGGAGTTGCGAGGCGGGAATGATACGGCCCTCAAACCAGCCGCGCTTAAACAGGCCGCCATCGCGCGCGGTCGGCCGCTGCTGATATTGCCCGTTGTAGGCGTAAGAACCTTTCGCCTTCTTGAGCCCATCGACTTGCTCCCGGCCGAACCGCTCAGGAAACAAGAGCTCGCCCTCCTCGGTCCGCGGGTCTCGGAAAAAGAGCTCGAGCGGCCCGGACCATGTTCCATCCTCAGCCATTGAGGGTATCCAAACTTCACAAGCGCCGCCGGTCCGCTTTCCGGTCTCAGGGTCGAGCCGCTCCCTCTCGAATTCCATCGGCAAATTTAGATGCACGTAAGGGAGGCCGATTTCGCCGATTGTGCCGGCGACGTCGTTCGCGTGTAGGCGCTGCATAATGACGACAATCGCACTTGTCGCAATGTCGTTTACGCGGTCGGGAATTGCCTCCCGGAACGTCCTCACAACCGCCGATCGCTCGGCCGTCGACTCCGCGCTATCGACCGAGTGAGGGTCGTCGATAATCACGCGGTCGCCACGGCCGCCCGTCATGGAAACGAAAGCTCGGCCCTCGCGAAAACCGGTTTGCTCGTTCTCGAATTTCTCCTCGCCCCACTTCGAGGACGGCCTGACAACATGGCCCCATAAGGCTTGGTATTTCTCGGACTCGACGAGCCTTTGCATTTTCCGGTTGTCACGAATGACGTTCGGTCGAGAGTATGACGTCGAGAGAAACCGCAAGTCCGGCTTACCCATTGGCCCCCATTCCCAAGCGGGCCAGAAAACAGAGACGAGGAGGCTTTTAGCCATCCCGGGCGGAATCGTTATGAGGAGATATTGAATTCGGCCGATCGTGACGGCCTCGAGGAAATAGCAAACGGCCTTGATCGCCCAGCCGCCGACGAAAGGACGCCCGGGCTCGAGGACGGCCCAAAATTCCCGAACGAATTCGTAAAGGGTCCGGCACTTTTCACGCAACCGCTCGGCGTTGCGCTCGAGCTCCCGGCGGTCCCTCGCGGCCTGCCTATTCGCCCTCTCGGCTCTCAGTCCCGCCAGCGACGGCGGCCTTTGAAAGGATGCGCTCGAGGGTGTCGAGCTCGTCGTCGCTGAGGGCGGAATAGTTGAAGTTTGAGCCATCGGGATTCCCCAGCCCTATCTGTTGACGAAACGCGTTGACGTCAACGTGTTGCCCGATTTTCTCGAGCGCCCTCAGAGCGTGACCTCGCTCGGCTGGCCGACTCTTATCGTCGCTCGGGTCCGCCGCCTTTGCCGCCTTGTTGTATTGGTCGACCAGCTTTGTAAGTACCCATTTCGCCGAGACGTCGAGCGCCTCGGATTGCTTCAACGTGTGCTTGGCGATTTCGTTCGCAATGTGCGGCTTGCGGATTAGCTCACTCGCGTATTGGTCCGGGTATTTCGTCCGATAGCCGGCCTCAATCACGGCGCGCTTGCCTGTCCAGTGCGAGCAATAATGCCGGACGAATGCGGCCTCGCGACCGGTCAATGGTCGCTTGTTTCGTCTCGTCGCGGGTTTCCTACTCATTTTTGCGCTTATAGCTTGCGCGAATTGCGATTGCAATTTGAGCCTTGCTCAGTCCTCGGAAACGGGAAGCGGTATCTTGCCCAAGCCGAGTCGGACCATCTTTGAGCCCTTGGTCGCCTCGACCTCGAGAACTGTATATTTGCGAGACGGCCCGCTCTCGAACTCGACCTCGACCACGGCGCCAAGGGCAGGAGGTTTGGCGCGCGGATCGCTCAGGAAATAGGCGAGGCGAATTTTTCCGGGCGTCACGACAAAGCCGGCGCGGCCGGTCGAGCTTTCGTGCCTAAAAGTCACGGCGTCGCCGTTGTGAATCGTCCCGCTCATTGCTGAATAACCTCGACGATGAATGTCCGTTGCCGGGTCCGGGAAGGGACCGAATCCGTCACGATTGTTGCCTCAACGCCGACCGAAACGCCGTCGACGAAATCCGGGTCCGATTGATAGGCGAGCTGGACTTGAAGCCAGAGCGAGATTCGCGTGTTGCCGCCAGAGAGCGCCGCGTCATAGCCGCCGCCAGACTTGATTTGCAGGCCATAGGCGGCTGCCTCAGGAGTCAGGGCCAGGGAAAAGGTCGAAATTGTCTCGCCGGGCTCAAGGAGCGGCGCGTCGGCGTCGGCGAAATTCATCTCGAAATCGAGAATCTCGGACGGGTCTAGCTTGCCTTCCCATGCAATAGACATTGCTCGCTTACTCCGTCGCCGAGGCAGATCGGCTCTCGCCCTTCGGCGCCGCCGTCCTGAGGCTCATATCGCCCGCCGTCCCGGTATTGGCAACCCTCGAGCCATCCTCGACAAGGGCTCGGCGCTCAGGCGGCGCCCTGGGCGTTGCTTCTGCGGTCGAGCTTAGCGTGAAATTGCCAAGAGTTTTGACGAGCTCGCCGTCATAAATGAGCTTTGCTCGGCCCGTGAGCGTGAATGCGCCCAGGCTTGTGCCGGTCGCCCCCTTTACCGGCGCATTTGCCGCAATCCCGGCCGTGAACGCGCCCAAACTGATAGTTGCGGCCGCCTTCGCCTTGAGCTTTCCCCTGAGCGTCGTCGTTATCGAACCGAGATTGATATTCGCTTGCCCGGTTATGACTTCGCGAACCCGGACAATAACCGCGCCGCCTCGGGCATTGGTCAACGTGCCAGATGCGGTCGCCGTCGCTGAGGGCGCGGCCGAGCCCGGGCCTGTTGCAAGGTTTGCCGACCATACGCCGAGATAGACGTTGTTATTCCCGGTTGACGACAAGCCGGCCGACGTTCTCGCTCCGAATGTTGCCCCGGTTTGCGTGAAATTTTGTGCGCTGAGAGTTGCCGTGGCCCCTGCCATACCAACTGCGGCGACAAGGAGGTCGTCGGCCGCAGTCCCGGGGTCTGCGCTGCCCGCATATGCCGCCGAGGCGTCGCCGCTTGTATCCTCGGCCGTCGTCGTCGCAATCGAAAACAGGCCTATCGAGGAAGGCCAGCGTCCGACAAGCCCCAAGGTAACACTGCTATCGGACGTAGTTACAACAAAGCTATCGCCGCCGACCGTCGGCGTGTCCTGCCTATAGACATAGACGTTGACGTTTCCGACGTCGTCGCCTGTCGTCGTTCCATAGCCGCCGGCGCCGAGTTTTGAGGCGACTAGCGTCCAACCCGCCGGTGGCGTGATGCCACCGCCGTTCGCGGTCGCCGGCTTTTGAGCAATACAGGCGAGGACAAGGTCTGTCGTCGCGCCGCCGCCGGCGCTTGCAATGGTCGCCGAGCCGTTCCCGACGCGGCCGCTGATTGACCCAAACGACGGAGTCCCGAGGGCCATTTAGCCGCCTCAGGCGTTCGGCGCGTTGAGGGTGAATTGCGTAACCGAGAACTCTTGCCCGGCGGCGAGGACGGTATTGTCGAGCGTCATGTCGCCGCCGCCGCCCGTGACAGTAATCGTCCCCTGCAACATGCAGGTGGCGCCGCTTGTATAGAGCCGAAAATGTCCCGCCGTTCCGGCCGCGTCGGCGCTTGTGTCCTGCCAAGTCCCGGACATGGCTTTCGACCCGGCCGCCGCCGCTGCCATCCAATCCGCCGGCAAGTTGAGCGTTGCGAGGACGGTCCCGGCGTCGGCCGCTGCGCAATCGGCCGGCGCGGCACCTGAGCGGATTTTCAGGACGGCGCTCGCGCCGATCGCGGTCTCGATATAGTCGAGCAATCCATTTCGGACGGTAAGAGCAAGCTGGATTGTCAAGGCGGCCCCCTATGCAAGGTGAGGAATGAGCCGCGTTAATAGACCTCGAGCTCGTCGACGTCGAGCAAAAGGGCGCGCGCGGCTGGCTTTGCGAGCTAAACGCGCCCCAGGCGACCCGGCCAGGTTATCGGCTGAAACGTCGTTACGCCGTTCGACACGATTTTGAGCGAGGCGTCTGTCGGCGCCTTGAACGTCGAGAAGCGGACCCGGGCGACCTCGCCAAGCGCGATGACCAGCGTTGCGCTTGCGTGATTGTCGGCGACCGAATTGAAGTCGAAAGTTTGAGCGCCCATACCCCCCGAATGGCCGGGAGTCAGAGGAGTTCGGAAGACGGCGCGCGCGTCCGGCGGGCGTAATTCAGGGTTCCGCCTCGCGACTTCAATTCGATGCCTTCGAGTTCTCGCATCGTTGCGCCTCGCGCCGGCTTGCGAAGAGCGCCGGTCACCCACGATCTGAGGCCGTAATCCTTGCGCCGCAGATAGGCTATCTCGCCCGGACCACTGCGCAAAACGCTGAGGAATACGGTCAGTACGACGAGCGAAACCAGACCAAGAAGGATCGCACCAAATGTCGCAATCAGATCGTACATTCGACTACCGTCCCGTGCTCGCCGCGCGCGCGGCCCTTAGCTGCCCCCGTTCGAGTGAGGCCAACCCGTTACCAGCCAAGGATCCCGACGTCTAGCGCTCGATCCAAAGCCTCCCGCGTTCGCGCCGTATCGAGGGATTGCGCTCGGCGAGCTTACGGCCGGCCGTAGCCATGTTTGCGGTCGAATCCGCAAACCGTCGCCAATCCTTTGCGAGAACAATCTCGCCGGCCTCGAGCGCCGCCATAATCCGGGCCATCGGTCCGCTGTTGAGCTTCATTTCGCGCGGCGTCGGCGTCCTGGGCGCAAGGTCGACGTCGGAAAAGGCCGACAGCATTTCGGCGAGGAGGCGGGTCGTCCCGCCCTCGTCCCGAACGAGCTCGAAGGCGCGAGCTATAGCCGACCGGCTCG